TCCTCCTGCTGCAACTGCTATTATCTTATCTCCTTTAAGGTTTCCTACTTTTGTAACATTAAGAGTTAGATCGCCGCCCGCGTCTACAGATACATCATTAGGAAAAACAATGTCAGAACCACTAGTAGGATTAAGTGTTGTTGCACCTGTAACGTCAGTAGGGAAAGAAGGAGCGGCAGCTTGTGAATAAATATCTGCAGTCATAGAGTAAGAAGACAGGCCATCATATCCACCAGCAAATACCGCAAAATAATTACTACCATCGCTAGTAAAAGCACCAGCGAGTTCTCCTCTCGCTTCCGAAATAGAAGAAGTCGACCAGCTATTGGCATCTGCATCATAGACATCTACAACACTAGATGGGATTTCCCCGTCAGTAAATCCGCCAGCAAAATGTATTTTATTACCTGTTTTTGCAACGCCCATCTTCCCTCGTGCAACAGGTAGTGTGGCAGACGACCAGCTATTACCTACTACATCATAGATGTCAACAATATTAGTGTAAGATGCCGGGCCATCTAAATAACCACCAGCAAAAAATACTTTATTTCCTACTACGATCGAAGACATGTAACGTCTTGGGTTGGGAAGGGTGCTTGATTGGACGAGACTTGCTCCTTGTCCAGAATCTTCCCAAACTTCAACTACAGATGAAGGATCATCATTTAAATTTATTCCTCCAGCAAAAACAACCCTATTTGTACCTACACTAAGACCAAAACACCAACCAACAATTGCTCCGGAGCCTGCAGGCACTGCGTATATTTGGCTGTTGTCACCTTCCGAAAGGAAAGAAGGATCGATATAATAAACCCCCCCATATTTATCAGGCATGAGTACACCGCCTGCCGAAGTAGCAGCAAGTGCAATATCTAATCCCTCTACTAAATTTTCCTCCAGATTGCGCACATCTCGTTTTACTAACGAGTCTGTTGCTGGATTATAGATGTACAGATAGCCGTTAAAGCTATCATACATGAGAGCTTTACCGTCACGTACTGTACAGGAAAGATTTTTGTATGCAGATACTAATTGCTGTGTACTCCAAGTAGAAGCTTGCGTATCAAAGATGTCAATAGTGTCATAAGACGACCAATCCCAACCACCAACGAATAAAATTTTGTTTCCTACTCCAATTGCAGAAACTTGTTTACCTAAGTTGAACGAACGCGGGATAAGAGAACCTAATAAAGACGATGACCAAGCCATAAATGCCTCCTTAAAATTTAAAAATAAGCGAGTACCGACTTAGTGACATAAGAGAAGGAAATTCTATATTTTGATTTGCACTGATCCTATACTATAGAATCTTATTCCTCGGAAAAGAAGAACAGGATGTGCTCTTGTTGACGCATCAGGAAGTAAAAGAATTTAAGCTAATCGCCCTACAATTCTAGGGTTAAGGATTAGATCGGTAGTTCCAGTTAACGGATTTTTCGTAGTGACACCAACGTGTAATATAAAATCTTGGGAGACAAAATCCCCGACCCCAACGTCAGGTTTGATTGTAGTTAAATAGCCAGCGTGAGAAACAAATACAGGCTTACCCCACTGTCCTGTAAGACCAAACGCGCTTGGTATATCTATAAAAAGACTCCCCGCACCTAGCACATTTGCCACATCTCCAGATAAACTATCACGTGCAGCAATACCACAAAATGCATAGGAAGAATCTTCATCAGAAATATCAACCAAGGACAATGTCCCCGAAGAATTTATGGCAACTGGGTAACCTCTTGCGATTGATGTTGAAGATTCAACCGAGATTCCAGCAAGGTCACCATATATCCTATGCCACGGCGGTGTACGACCACTATCATACAACCAAATAGTGCAATTCTCTTCTTTTCCCTCTCGGATAAGCACCGCATCGTGCACGGAGGGAATGGGACTTCCGTCTGTAAAAACGCCAGCTTCCTCAAGGACGAGACTAAGAGAAATACCTGTTACGCGATATACACGATTAAGGGCTGCGTTCCCAAAAAGAACTAAATCACCGTTGTTAATCGTAACACCGTCTACTTCAAGGGTCGTGCCAGTAGGAAGTACTGTAGTAGTAAAATCCGCTGCTCGTACTGAAGTTATACCAGCAATGCTGCCAGTGGAAATCTTTCCCCAGATACCGGCAGGAGTATTGTTTGAAATCAAATAAAAAGTGGTGGAAGCACCACGTTCTACTTTTCCTAAAAGCGAGGAGGAAAAATCATCTACCGTAACAGTAGCGTTACTATCGTTGATGATTATATAGTGGATACCTTCTTGTAAACTTGTGGCATTTGGAAAAACGATACTTTGACTTGTGTCCCCCGTGATCCTCATGATCGTTGGAGATAGCGGTGTTATCTGTAAGGGGAGAGAAGACGCTACAATATCTACAATGTCTTGCTGTAATGCGCCTGTTGTTAAAAAAGTAGACATATGTACACACCACCTTATTTACGCGGAATACACAATTAAGCGTTATTCCCACCTTTCAATTTCATAACGAGTAAATCTTCGTTACCCGTTTTATATCGGAGTAAAAACCTGAATACCACACTTTATTACAGGTGTGAAACGCTCCGATTACAGTCTGTCACGTTTACTTACCAAAATCTGATACTTACACTCAACTTCGGTTTTAAAGCTACTAAGTGCTTTCTGCCACCACAGTTTTTCAATTGGGTATCCTTGTCCTCTTGGCGCTCCTTTTTTTGAGTAATAGAACGGGTACACCTGTACGTCTTTTTGATATCCCCACTCATCTTCTTCTATTGGATACCCTCCGTTTTCTCGCCTAGATGTATTTCGTAAGTCTATCTCCCAACTTCCCTCTGTCTCATCCGCGAGCATTTCTAACGAATCTTTGCTGAAAGGATCCACCACATCTCTTCCGCCTGATTCATATATAAAGACGACATCTGTATTGGGATTTTTTGCTTTTCTAGCCTTTGGGTATTTTATATCTGTCATGATTTCTTTCCAGCGAGGGCTAAAGAATCGAATTCGGTAAGATCCAAACCCTTAAATGTCATATGGGATATGTCTTTAAATTGATCCCAATTTGCAATGCGGGCTTGAGGATAATTATCCTGAAGCTTTTTAAGTATTAACTTAAGAAGAGATCTTGTTACTAATCTTCGCCAAAGTGGAGGTTCAAGAGTAAAGCCAGCACGTTTAATTGCTGGTAGTTCTGGATCATTGGTGTCTAATACTGCGTGCGTCCATACAACCGGAGTACCATCGACAACCCCGAACTGAAGTTCAATCTCTCCTGCTTTTGACTTATCGATATAATCGGGACTTACTTCGGCTTTTGCTGCTACGTTTTGTCGTGCTTTTTGGGCTGCTTTTTTAAGCCCTTCTTTTACTCCTTGCGTAATGACGCGAGTTTCTCTTACTTGACGTTCGAATTCCAATTTATTCGTAATCTTTAATGTCTTTTCAAGTCGATTAATTAAATTATCAACACTGCTTTTAGATGGTATCTCCACATAGTAGTAACCACGCATAAGAGAAAACCCTAACTTACGGAGAAATCCGTCGGGATCTGCGGATTTGTAGGAGTAAATATACCAATCGTTATCCCACTGCATTAAACCCAAATTAAGCAATTTTGGATGTTTAGGATCTTCTGGAAGATCTTCTATATCTTGTTCTGTGAGTTCTTCTAGGTCTCTTTCGTCTCCACTAAAATCGTGAGAAGATGGAACTTTTTTAAGCTCTTTTGCTTCTGCAAATGTCTTTGTAATCGGAGTGTACCCGTGTGGGCGTACCATAGTAGGACCATAGACATCTTTTTCTTTTTCTGATTGCGTCTTTGCTCCTGATTCAATTGCTTGTTTTCGTTCGATATAAGGAGAAAGTTGGTGCTCTTCTGTAAAGGCTTGCATATTAGAAAGCGTCATTCTTACTGGCTGCAAAACCGTGTCGTCAGTAAAATCGCTATTTGCTTTTGCTATGAGATGTTCTGCAGAGATAACGCGTGCCATTTTAAGGACTTCAGCCGATCCTCGCATAAGTACGGTATGGATGTAAACATCTCTTGTCTGCCCGTTACGTGCGGCTCTTGCTTCTCTTTGGAACATGTCTCCAAACATCCATTTTACGTCAGCATGGATGATGCAATTAGCCACCTGTAGGTTATGTCCCATGACTAAAGATTTATCTACAGCAAAGAGTATTTTAAGGGGATCTTGTGGTGACTTAAATCTAGTAAGAATCCCAGTCATTCCACCTTCGTAGTAGTCTGCCTGTGCTTTTAAACTTTCGTCTAAATGTTCAAGTAGATTTTTTGCTGCTTCTTTATATTGAACAAAGACAAGAATTTTTCCTGCGTTTGGCATGGCTAGGTGTTTATGGATAATAGAAGATATGATTTTAGCTTTTGGGCTAACTGCATTTTCTCCAAGCATAATCCCTTTTAGCCAGTCTTTAGCTTCCGAAGGAGAATTTAAAAACACGTCAAGAGGAGTGAATCGAGCCAAAAGAGGACCAGCGTCAATCTCTTCGCCGTTTTTCAAAGATTCTTCCACTCTTTTTAAAAGCGCGGATAGTCTAGGGTCATTACGGATTTCGTCCATAATATTGGCTAGGAGAGCAGCATATGCTTTTTTCTGGTCTGGTGAAAACTCCGCATAGTGAACTTGTCTGTGGACTGTAGGAAGAAGGTGCATCCAAGCACTTTTACGCACAGGAACAACACCGAAACCTTTTAGCCGACTACGAATTTTTTTTGGAGCTTCTTTTTTATAGTCGTGAATGCTACCACTCGCAGTGTACTCGTTAATAAAATCATCCTGCGTTCCAAACACAGATGAATGTATATAGGACATGGGCGCTACTGCGTCATAGGGGTTACCAGCCATCACGGTTCCTGTTAATCCACGAACAATTGGCGCTTCGGAAAGAGCGGATGCAGCACGTGCTTTATTGCTGTTGCCACGCAAAAGATGGCACTCATCCATATAAACAGCATCTACCCCAAGACGCTTTAATAGAATACTAGGACGATTAAATACTTTTATTTTGCGGTATCCTATCTTACCCAAGCCTTCGGTTATTTCTCCGTTATCTACTAGCTCAGGATCTAACGATAGCCACGTATACGAAGTAAGATATATCGTATTTCTTGGTGCTCGTTTTGCGTCTTCTATAAACTCAGGTAGCTCTCTTGTCTTACCCCATTTTTTAATACTGTCTGTAGATATTATCCATGGGTTTAACTCAGAGAATCGTTTAACTTCTTGCGCAAACTGCGTCATTAGAGATTCTGGCATGACGACAAGGGGGCGTTGCAGTTTACCTGCTCGCATCTGTTGGAGTACGTCGCATATGATGGTGAGGGCTTTCCCTGCTCCTGGATCTGCATCCACCAACATGCGATCTCGTTCTTTTAAAGAGGCGAGGACCATAGATTGGTGCGGAAAAAGATCTACTCCCTTTCGTAAGCCAGAAAGGTCATTTACTCCCAAAGGACCATCCGTAGGTTTTAACGTCGCCAACTTCTTCTGCAATCGGTCGATTTCAGAACTATCTTTTTTTCTCTCTGCCGTCACGTGAGGCTGAAGAGCATGTGCTATATGGTCTAATTTTCGTTGTTCAAGAAACGGTTTTGAAGATAATAACTGTCTTTTTTCTTTAAGATCTGACGTTACCTCTCCCGTTTGGACTAGATGTTGATAAATACGCTCCCTATCAACAATGTCTAATTTTCTCATGCCATAGACGCACTCTACTTGCCAATTGCCACCAGAATTTATGTAATAGATAAAGCCATCTTTATACTTATAGATTTCTCCAGCGTGGGGCTTTAGTAATTTTCGTGTGTGTTCGTACTTAGACACCCAATCTGCTTTTTCTTCTGATTCCGATCCATACAATGAGGAGTAATGATTAAACGCTTCCACTTGCTCTTCAACTAGACGCTCAATCTGTTCTGCGTAAGGAGTTAAGGAAAGATATAAAAATTTTCCATTTGGTAATGCTCTAACATCATCGATGTCAAATTGACCTTTACCAAAAGTAGTTTCTTCGTGATCACTTAGGTAGTCTAATCTTGCGTCTTTTACGTTATTTACTTTTCCTGTGATAAAGGCATACGGAAAAGTACGCTCCCCTATTTTTGTTTCACCTAATTTAATTTTATCTATTTGTATAAAGGATGGAGAGAGACGAGAGCCAAATAATCCCATAGACTCTTTATGTAAGTCTTGTTGCTCTTGTGTGCCAAAGGAAGTCCTTTTTGGTTCTAAGGAAAAAGAAGCTGTTGCTGCATCTTTAAATGCGCTTTGGCTAATAACATCATTGCGTGTGGGTTCATGTTTAAATAAACCCCCTAGATGACTAATTTCCCCCACGTCATCAACGTATAGATAGAAGCGATTTCCGATCTTTAATTTTTTAAGTTCGTTCTCAGTACTACGAATAATAAAACCGCCTTTAGGAATGGAGACGATCATATCACTATTTTTATTTACCGCTGATTCTACGATGAGGTTCAAGAGACTTCCCCTTCTTCTTCACTATATACTTTCCAATGATCTAAAATTGGAAGGTTGGATGCAGTAGCAAACGATATAAGCTTCTTCGCAACCTCTGTACGTATTTCTGGCTCGATATAGTAAGAAAAGCAGGTTTGATCGTACAAAAGATCAAGTTGCCCTTTAAATTTTTCTAAGCCTTCATCTGATGGGACAGTGGCTATGACGGGAGGATTAAATCGATCTTGAGGATCGACTACATAAAATAAGTCGTCATCTAAGGCAGAAGCCGCTACTTCATTAGTTGTGTTTTGCTGATCTGTTAGCGCACGCTCATTTAATATGTTCATCAGCTCCGTTACATCTTTATCCGACATAAGGTGGAAGAGATAATGATCTAATATCTCCCAAAGCTGTTTTTTATTTAAATGGCGCAAACGGGTCACAAGTTTTTTATAACTTGTTGCACTAATTTCTCCCTCTACTATCAATTTCATACTCACCCCCTTTATTAACGGCAGCAACTTCGACGTTTAACTATCTTTGCTAGCTGCTGGCCTATGCTTATGGGTGTGGGTAATGGTTTTGCTAACTCATTTTGTAGTCTTATTTGATCCACTTTTGCGGATACTGCTCTAAGTTTAGCTTCCACACTTTTATCACCCGCAGCAAATCTAGCGCGTAGACCTGAGAGAACTTGTTCTAAATACTCTAAAGTCTCCTCGCTCATATTAACCCCTTATAACATGCCTTGTACTTTAACCTCACGGCTAATTGCATTAAAGTATGGACTTGCTAACAACTTAGTTTTGATCTCTTGTGGTATTTTACTGCCTACTTCATTTTCGAAATCCTCACAAAGTAAATCTAAAAGACCAGTTAAATTACCCTTCTCTACTGCGTCTAATATCTTAGTAGCAGATGGTATTTTCGCTTTATAGTCTTTTAACTCCTCTGTTTTCCACATGCTCATAAGCTGAGAGTAAAATTGAGTTAAAGCATCTAGTAGCCTTTTACCCGATTCTTCTCTGTACGTAATTAAATAGTCTTTAACGATCTTTTCCCACGTCTTATACATTTTCCCATATGCTTCCTGATCTTTTTGTTCGATAGAGAAAGCGTGGGGGCTAAGTGGTAATTTCCACTGCTTGATTGCAGGAGATAACGCATCTAAAAGCCAAAGATCAAATTCCACTTGAAGGGAACGTTTCATGTCAGCTACGCTATTTAACGCCAACGAACTAAGCATGGATTTCATCCATGCGTCATTTGTGAGTGTAAGCCCGATATGATGAGTTAACTGTGCTTCTAATGCTTTGCTTAGTGCGTCTTCTTGGTCTGTCTCACCTTTATATAACAAAATAAGAAGATGACTGTCTTTTAACCAAGATAGAATTAGCGTTGGCAGTGTATCTGTAGTGACAGCATGTATTCCCTGAGAATAACTTAATACGTTCCTACGTACGAAAGACCAAGGAAGCACTGTTTCATAAGGATCGCAAATTTCTAACTGCTGCAGATAATGAAATGGAATATTTCCGTCTTTAAAGTGAGAAATAGCGGAAATACCGAGCCTAACTGCATTTGTAGTCAACGATGCTGATATCTGTTTTCCACGGGAAAAGTCACGTAGAATGTTATCAAATCGAGATTGTACCGCTGTATCCGACATCTTTTCTACAGAAGATACTACACGGTCTGCTATTGGAGGAGGTAGCTTATCGATGCGGTCTCCTGTATTCAACTGCCTTTTAAGCCACGACCAATCAATGATGTCCTTGCCCGGTGCGTATTCATCTTCTAAGTAGTCAATCTCTTTCCATTGGATCTTACCCTTGTCAAACCAGTGCATGACACTTAAGGCAAAATCCATAAGATCGCCTTGTTTATTCTCTTTTAACCATTTGTTAACCATGTCACCAGTAAGTCTAGTTCCTTTTTGCGATGCGCGTTCTACAGCATCCAAAATCCGTTTTACGACTGGATAGTCAATTACGGTATTCGCTACTACTTTTTCGTCTTCAACCTTATCGGCCTCGGCACAAAATTTATCTTTTGCCAGAAGAAGGAGATACTGACAAAGATCACTACAGTCCCAACTTTTATAGTCACCCGTAAAACCAAACTGGTTAGTTACACCAACGAGAGTTCCTTCGGATGCTCCTTCTGGATACCAGTATATTTGTGGATGAATACCGATAGCACGGAACTCAATTCTCGGTGTCAGGCCATCTTGCACTCTGTGAATGACCAGCGTTCTAACTCCGTCATTCGCATCTGATAATGGAGCAAATGTTGAGTATATCTCCTCAACTATTACCCCATGGCTATTGCATAGTGGATCTTTGGTCACTAGATAGCGTAACCACCCATATACTTCTCTAAATAAAAGCATCTTTTATTCCCTCTTCTGCGTATACACCTTTAGTATTTACTTACTAACCGATTTCTGTCTCGATACATATGCCAAGGTCGCAGAAATTTTAGTAACACCATCACCATCACTAGTGATTGCATCTATGTTCTTGCCTGTGAACCAACAACCTTTATAATCCCACACCTGAGAGTATCCTGCATTGCCTTTAATCCAAAACTCTTTTACAGAGAATGGACGTGTTTGATCAATTAGATCATCAAAGGTAGTACCAAATCCAAACGCGATTTCCATTTCGGATTCCCATACTTCAGCACGGGTAACTGCGATAGTGAAACCCGTCGCTTTTCCTGGGACGTACTCGACTGGTCTACCAAAAGAAAGATCGGCTAATTCATATAAGTGAATGCCTTCTCTTGTGTAGGAGTCTGGTTGCCAAGATTGAATTCTACCAATTATATTACTGTCACCAGTTGTGATACTTACACCGTGATACACTTTTGTAGTCAATGCACCTTGTGTTGATTTATAGTCGAGAGGGGAAACATCTTTCACCCCATAACTATTTTGAGATCCCTTGTTTGCTGCGCGTGTAAAGTTACTCATCTTTTTGCCTCACTTTTATAAAAAAGTCCCTGTAGTTTAATCTATGTTGCGAAGTATCTTTTCTTTGTTAGAGAAAAGATACTTCAGCAACAAAATCTTACTTATTTAGGAAAACCACCAGCTAAATTTACGGTATAAAGACCGAACACTCGTTTTGCCGTTGTTGCCAAGAAGTAATTGTATCCGATGTGGAAAAGAGTTGGATCTGCAGGATCTCGGAACACAAGCGCATCTGCAGCAGGATCTAAATCTCTAATCGCACCGGAAGCATCTTGGTATTTACCAATTAGGTTATTACCAACAAGCGTAGAAAGGCGTGATGACAAAATGGACTGAAGAGTGATAACCCCAGTCTCCGCAGACGGGAATACCATAGAAATAAGAGAGCCGTTAATAACCCTACGAATATCTCGCGTAACAAATTGCTTTTGAACCATCTGGTTTATATTCAAAGTGTCTGGAGAGAAAGGATCTGTAGTAACGTCTTCTTTAATCCTATAAATACCATTACCTTCATCACCAAAGAAAATAATGTTGTTACCACCTAACATCATATTTTCTGGATTAGTGTAAGTCTGAACCGTGTCAAAACTTGTGACCTGTTTAAAGAGAAGCGTCTCTTTTGGATCAACAAAAGAAGAGTTTAACGCAGCAAGAGCAGCAGCAACAAAAGATCCGTCTAATGTTACCGAGGTGCTTGTCTTATCTTCTAATTGAATCGTTCTTGTTGCACGAGTCGCACTTACAAGAACACGTGTTCCGTGTGCTGGAGACTGTCCATATACAGCAAGAGTCTTTCTTGATAAGAAGATTAAAGAACCAACTTCGACTTCACTTCCGATCGTAGTCCCAATCGGTGTTCCGATGTAGGTCATACACTCGTGCAATTCGAAAGGATCATTACACATGTTAACGATTTGCAATTGATCCGGTAACGCATTGAAATAGTTAAGTACAACTAAATCAGTTGCCCTACGGTCTTGGCGGAAAGCCTCAATAGCAACTTTGAAGTCTTCTCTTGAATACATACCATCATCATCCGCATCTTTAACTTGGATAACAAATAGTGCCGGAATGTTATAGTCCCAACAAACCTGTGATCCTATATAAAGATCGTTTCTCACTGTTGATGGTGCTAAGAAACTCTCTAAGTCCGACTTACTTAAAAATAAGAAGGGACGATTGTAAAAAGCGTTTGGACGCAAATACTTAGCCGACATGTAATATATCTGACCTGGGGAAGGCTCTCCACCTCTCCAGCGATAATTTACCATCAAGTCGCCGTTGGATGTACTAAAACCTAATTGCGTGATAACAAGGTAAGGAGTTCCTGTTACCTGAATAAACGATACTGCATCACCAGTGGCGATTTCTGTAACACTCATTATTGTCACAGGCATGTTACTAAGCGTAATATATCGAGCCCCCACAGTTCCTGTGATAGCCCCTGCCGTATCCGTTGCAATCTCCGACGGGTTGCTGAAGGTCTGTGTCTCATCGCGGAGAAGACTAAAATCCAAACCACCTGTAAAACGCACTTGCATATTAAACACATCACCAGAAGCCAATCGAGAGCCACTTGGAGTTGGGTTTACAAGATCACTTAAGTATGCGTTTCGGATATAAAACCGTAAACCGTCTGGAATCTCAAACCGGCCTTGATTTGTTGCCGTATCTGCTTGCCAGTTGCCAAAACGCCCTTCTGCCGTGTCCGTAACAAACGCACCGGCGATTGCGGCACGATTAACTGCTGGATAAGAAACAGCGCCTACGGTGAATTTAGTATTTCTTACGGCCTCTTTTCCTTTGTAGAATAAGCGAGGAGCAGAAACGGTAAAGCTGAATACATCTCCAACTACAAAATGTGACGCACCGAAGCTAAATTCCATCTTAATGCCTGATGCACCTAAAGGCTGCACTAAACTAGTCGCAGATGCTTCGTCGATTGTGAAAGATCCAGAAGCCATCATGGTGCCATAACCTGCCCAAGCAAAAACCGCAGTTCTAGTCGGCGTTGTATTGGCGACGGAGATAACTTTTAAACGAAAAGACATGTTGTGTTCAGTATACACATAGTCTGCAGCCAAAGAAGAGAACGCTACACTACCAGTGCTGAGTGCGTCAATACTTGGTACGACAGATGAGAATTCTGTAAACTGATTTGCGTTTAACAGTTTAGGGTCTATCTCTATTAACGAAGGACCGTTTCCTTGAAAATAAAATAGGTCACCAGCAGCAAAGTTCGTAGCACCAAAATCCAAATCAACCATAACGCCAAGCTCTAAAAGCTGAGTGTAGGAGCTAGGATTAGACTCATCGATTGTAAATGTAGGTGCATCTTCTGCTGGGTTAAGTGGAACGGAAGGAAGTGCATGGTTACCAAAACTTACAGGAGCTGATGTCCATTTAAATTCGGCTGCTCTTGTTGGTGTAATACCAGAAGATGTAACGCACTCTAATGAATAAACCCTGTTATATGCATGAGAGAAAAGAGAAGATGCATTTAAGGTTAACAGTCCTGAGCCTGTCGCCGCGCTTGTAATGCTAGAAAAACCAGACGATGGGTTAGAGTTTGATGCCTCTCCCACTAAAGTATCAATCTCATAAGTACCAACAAAATCTTTAAACTCTTCAAATTCTTGTTGATCTTGTAAAACACCAAGTGCAGTAATCTCTCTTACTTCTGCAACAGCCGACAACGACTGTACAGTTATCGCAGGGATTGGATCAATCACGTCACGAGAAGTCGATTGGTAGGATAAATAGAATTGTGCCATCGGATCGTAAGCAGAATCTACTAGTTGGATTTTTTTATACTCACCACCATCTAGTACATAAGACCATTTGTTTGCACTAATCTCCACACCATCACCGGTGCGTAAACTTGTTGGACTACTTTGATTTCCATCTGCAGGGAAATTAAGTGATGCTACAAAAGGTGCCAAAGTAGAAAACGTAAGCTGCTCTTCATATACGAATGCTCTTCGTATTTGACTATTCCGAATCATGATGTTTCGATCGCCACGACCGACAAGACATACGACTCGGGCTTCGTTTGGTAGTGCCCCTGCTCCGGGCAAGTAGAACTGACCGATGTACGTACCCACCTCGACGTATCGAGTAGTTGCTAGAGTTGCAATTGCCATGATGAATCCTCTCTCTCTGCGTTTTTAAAGGGTAACCCCCAGTTAAATAAATAATCTTTAACAATCAATGAGAGGAGTTGATAATGAAAAACTCTCCTCTACTAAATCTTATTGGTCGTTTAACGCACCACAATAAAGGGAAGATCGGCAACATAACCAGCACTCTTAATTTTAGTAGTTGCGTTCTCTGCGTTGGCGGACCTGTCAATAACAAGTAACAACGCCTTACCTTGGCTTTTTGGTTGAAGAAGGTAAGGAGGCTCAGAAGTAACTAATGCAACCGAGGGATCTGAAACACCCAAGTAATAAGTATTAAGCATTCCTTCCACCATAATCTGATATGATGCACCTAAAGGTATTTCTTGATTAGGACTTAGGTTAAGAAACCTTGGAAGTGGAACACCATCGTTACCAACCGTAGCAATAGGCGGAGGAACAAATGTGTAAGGAGATTGCTTAAGACCAATGATAGCCTCAAACTCGCAGACCAAATCTATGGCCCGCGTCCACACAGTGGTTTTTGAATCTCCCTCAATTGTAACACTAGATCCTTGCCCTACATTAATCCCAGTCATAGGAAGTCGTACTTCCCAAGGGGAATCATGATCATGAATAGAACAATTATTAATAACTGTGGCCAGTGGACTTATCATAGTAGCAATCATAGTTGAAAGAGTGCTTGTGTCCTCTTCCGATAGTGTCGCCACTGTCACAGATAACGAGACTTTCATTAACGAGCATAAGTATCCTTCCCAAGATCCGTCTGCTCCCATTGTAGCACCCACAAGTTCATTCAGACCAGGATCTAAGATCTCTATTCCAGTATCTATTATTAGTATAGAAGGAAGCCTTCCTACATTTTCTGCGAAAAATCGAGCTAAGTAAGTTTTTCTAAGATTGGGACTAACCTTCATTTGCTCGTCATACGTCAAATCAGTAACAAACTGAAGGCCCACAGGAGATAGCGCAGAAGTAAAAAACTTTCTGTTACTACCGTTTGGGTTGAGAAAAGAGTCAATGTAACGCTGTATCGCAGACTTCACAATGGTAACTGCCTTATCCACCATCCGATATTCTACATACGTTTCTTTCAACGTATCAGGAGGTGGAGTAAGCGTATAACCCAATGGAGGCTGATTAGACACGTTATTGTCCTACTTTCTGTGGCAAAGACGCTGGTACTGCAGATAGCACCTGCTTCATGCCGTCAAATATTTGGCGCTGCTGCTCTTGTGGCAAAGAAAGAACCGCAAGCAGCTCTCCTTCGGAAACTCCAAGTACCCTACTTAAATGAGATGCGCCGAGCTGTCTTCCAAGTCTGAGTGCCCAATACGAGGTTTCCTCTTTTAGAATCTCATCTTCCGTAATATTTTCTAGATGGCTGTACTTACGAGATATGACCTCTAAATGCCGATTCGCCTCATTCGTTTTTTCTGCAATAGATCTTTCTAACGTCTTTAATTTGAGACGTAAGCGAGGATAGCGTTGCTGTCTTTTTTTTCTAGTCCAAAAGGGCCAAAAACTTAACACTTCTTCTATTTCGTATGAAACTTCGTCATAAGACACGTTAAGTTCGCAGAGAGTAGTATGTAGGGATCTTAGCTGTAATACATGCTGCCAATATTCCCACTTTTCATTTCCCTGTTGATTCGTAGTCTGGAAATATTCAATCTGAAGAGGTGTGTGCCCAAACTTAAACTCGTCTATAGGAACGGTTTGTTCTAACCTAGTTATAATGTCTATTGCTTCCTGCATTCTTATAGAAGTCCTTTTGATTGAAAGGTCGAACTAGATGCTGATTTATGACCAGAACCAAAATTAGCTACGGTTGTAATAGTGTTCGTACTAAAATCTAATGCATCCAACAGACTTTCACCAGCAAAATATGCTGTATCAAGTGAATTGCTAGCAGATGATAGTCCTGCAGTAGAGTTAAGTGTGTTTGCAAGAACCGTAAGTGTGTCCGTGTAAAAACCATAGCTAGATATATATCCCGCATCTCTTCCAAAAAATCCTCTAGCCGTTGATATGTCGTTAGCTCCCACAGAAATATCCGTAGCCCCAAAAGTGGCAGCAGATGCGAATAAAGACTCTGTGGCATAAACCAATTTTTCTAAAGATGCCAGTCCCGTGTGTACAAATACACCGCTACTTTGAAAAGTAGCAGCGCCCATAGATACACTAGGGTGGGCTAAATTAACTCCAAGGCTAGACACTGTTTCAAGAGACGTATTAAAAGCCTCAATTGTGAGATAATTAGTTCCACCTGGCGCCTCACCTCCAACCACATACGATTTACTCCTTGTACCAACCCCCGCAGCACCGCTGCGAGCTGTTGATAACGTATTACTTAGATCAGTAAGAACTCCCGTACTATATACATATGAGGTTATTATATTTAATGCCTCTGGGATAGGGGAAGATCCACCAAATATATACCCCGACGTGAGAGAACCACCCCCAGTTGTATAACTACGAGGAGAAGATAATGTAGCCGCAGTAGAAAAGAGTATTGAATCAAAAGAAAACGCTGTGACAGACGATAAATAACCACTCCCATCTTCGCCTCCTGCTACATATACAGAAGGGGAAGTAACAGTGGCTGCAGTATAGTAACTCTGCCAGTTAAGTTTATATGTTCCTAATGTAGGAACTGCGACGGAAAACCTGACGATAAATCCATCGCTCGTTGATTTTTCAACAGCATAAGTTGGTAAATAAGGACTATCTTCTCCTACTACCCATTGTACATTAACCCATTCTGGTACACCTACAAACGGCTCGTCATACAGAACCGTTACGTGGCGGGCATTTGGCGGAAGTACTATAACACCACGCTTCTCCCATCGTGTGTCACTAGACGGTGCTCTAAAGGCTAACGTCCCATCTGTATTACCTGTTAATATATATCCATCACTTGCGGGTAGATCAGGAGGTAATGTTAATGCGGTTGAAGACGTTAGAGAGGATGATGCCTTCAATGATGTAGAATAAGTATTTGAGGCATCAAATACTTCTAATGTTCCTCCACTACCAATGCGCAGAGAATTGGTAGCGCTGTCGTAAGTAAAAGATGAAAAATGACCGACGGTCTGATCTGCAGTATATACGGCAATCTGGCCTATTGTTGCAGCAGGTTCCACAAGCATCGCATAGGACAGTTGGCCTGTGACTGCATCAACAAGAAATGTATTTCCTTGTGTTAGCGGAAGACCAGCAGGAATTAAAAGACTGCTTGCACTGATCTCTTCTGGCGCACTGTAGTAAGGAATAGCATTTGTTGTCCCACTATTGATCTTACTTGTTACCCACGATAAATTACCGCCACCATCTGTGACTAAAAACTGACCTGCAAGCCCATCTGCAGAAGGTAGTGACCAGATGCATGATGTAGTTACAGATGTGGGGGCTTTGAATCCAACAAAAGAGCTTCCACCAGCATCAAAAAAGCGTAAAGTAGAGTTATTGATTGCAGATATCCAGCCACCATCTTCTATCGCCAAATAATTTGCATCTGCTCCAAGCACAACAGCGCCGGAAGTAATCCCATTTCCACCAAGAAGATAAAGATCTTTTCCTGCGCCTGCGGAACTGCTTCCACTACGTAGAGTAACTACAGTGTCTGTTTGTCCTGCTATTGTAAACGCGGCACCAAAAAGAGCCAAACCGGACGCATCATTAAAAAAGTTGGAAGAAGGCGATACTCGTTTTGCAGTACCAAACTGGTATGTAGCCACTGCATTTAGAACACCTGCATCTACTAATTCAGCAAAACTTAATACGCCAGATCCATTACTGACCAGTGCTTGACCAGAAGATGTGGCATCGGATGCAGGCAAATACCAACTAACGTTGGAAGTCATAGACGGAGAAGAAGCTAATTGTGCGTAGACAGCACCTGTATAAAACTTAAGGCTTCCACTATCTAAAAATTCAAGAGTTTTGGCTCCATCATCGTTATTTAACCATGTGGACCCAGAAACTTGATTTCCGTTTATGGCATAAAAGGCAAGTCGAGACGCCTGTGCAGTATTAACTTTACCTGTAATCGCAGTAACATCAGACCACAAAAAGGAGCCTAATCCATCCGGCGTTAATACTTGATCAGGAATACCAACAGAAAGAGGGATTCCTCCGGTTGTTCGTAAATATTCCGTAGAAAGAAGGCCCCAGTTAATTTCATTGCCTGATGTAGTTAAGGCTACTCGGCTTGGAGTATTTGGAAAAGAAGAGACTGCATCGTCCGCTGCAGCATAATAAGCAAACGTCATCGGGGTGCCGGTATTTACAACACCACGACCAACCTCAATAAATGACAGTGCTCCTGCACCATTTGTTGTTAGTGCGTACCCAGAAAGACCATCAGCAGAAGGTAACGTCCATGAGACAGTCGAAGATAACGTAGGCGATTGGAATTCTAAATACTGAGAACCAGATGAAGGAAAAATACGTAGTTTAGCACCAGATAATAAATTAAAAATCTTTGCTGAATTATCAACAGAAAGAAACCCAGTATCATCTACTTTTGTTCCCGTTGCTGGATAATAAGCAAGATAAGTCGCAGCACCGGAAAGAACCTCACCTGTGATATTAACTGCAGTTTCCCAGCGGAAGTTCGTTGCACCATCTGATACTAAAACTTGATTATAAGCACCAGCAGTAAGTGGTACTCCGCCTACTCCTCCTAAATACGACTCTGTAATTAGCATCCAAGTAGGAACACCACCGGATGTAGACCCTAATACTCTTGAGGACGTGGTTACTAAACCTGAAACGTCATTCCCAGAAGTAGCATAATAAGCAAGTTGATTTACTACGCCAGTATTTACTGTACCAGAGTCAAATACGACCCACGATAAGTTACCTGCACCATCAGTAGATAAGAACGAAGGATGTGTTAACGTCGGTATGCCATCTGTTGCAGGAAGCGTCCACGAAACCGATGGACCAAGAGAAACGGGTGCTTTTAGTTCTAGAAACGAAGTTCCATTTACCGTTGCTTCATAAAAACGAAGACTTCCTCTATTTTGCAATTGAAGGGCACGATAAGTCTCATCTGTTTGAAGAAAACTAGATTCAGAGATGCTCGTACCAGTAGGAGACTGACTGTAAAAAGGAAGTCTATATTGTGTACCAACATTAATCACGGCACTAGGACGGTCTGCCCATACGAAGGAGCCATCACCTACAGAAGTTAACACCTGCGTTGCAGTACCCGCAGGAAGAGGTAAACCACCAATAGATTTTAAATACGTCGCATCAAGTAAACCCCAAGAAAGTACTCCTGTGGGACCACTTAAAAGTGTACGCGAGCTTACTGTAGTAAGTGGGCTTATATCATTTCCAGCCGCTGCATAATAAGCAAGTTGGTTTGCGCTCGTTGCTGGATTAATAAAACCAGTATCAGGAAGTGTCGCAAAAACAGGGACTCCGCCTATGATACTTAGAACCTGACCTTCACTTCCTATGATCCACTGAGGTGCACCAAGAGTATCTGATACGAGGACACCACTAGGAGAACTAGAAAGAATCGCATACCCACCAGAAGACGAGTAAACTAATTGATTATCTGCAGTGAATATCCCAGATACTAAAACTTGCCCAGAATAATCCGGTAAAGTGTATGTTCTCGTGGCGGAGTTAGTGTGGGAAATTCTACCTATCTGAGTGTCGGAAATAATATCAACATGCGTACCTACTAGTTCTACGGCACCTTTTGTTCCGCTGCTCGTAGATTCTAAACGAAGGACGCCGTTTGGCACTTCGCTACCGAACACCACGGAAGAATATAATAATTGATTTAAAACCTTTGCCATGTCGTTTTATACCTATACTAGCTGTTACAGGTAACCAGTGATTACTTGTTTAACAAAAGGTAACTTCCTCATCACCTCTTTTGGATCTATGGTCACATGCGTAGTTAAAGACCCCCACAAAAAACAAATCGTCATGTTTGCGTTAAATTGTGCTACGTGAGTACCAATGGTGCTGCTTTTGATAAACGCACCTGTCTTTTTAGTTTTATTTCCAAGTATCTTTTGAGCAAATGAGTGAAGGAGATCTAACTGTGTTGCGTATTTAGTTAGTTCAGTTTTAATCGCCTCTATTTTTTCCTCAGAACCCGAAGGCAACTGAGCGAGCTGCTTTAATAATTTAGAAGCATTTCCGGCATCCTGCTGCGGAAGTAGATCTACATTGTGTTCTGTGATCAAAGCAGGGGCCTTTGGATCAAAGCGCTCGGCTGCTTTTAAGATAAGAACATTAGACGGTAGTAGTTTACGGGGCTCAGTTGCTTTAAATCCAGCGTCTATATCACTATTGGCAGAGAATCGTTCATAAAACAACGAGGGCATTTTAAACGAGCGCATCCTTTTTACGAATGCCTCTGCTTCGGCTTCCGAGGCAAGAATGTAAATCGTATTCTTAGTTCCTGATCCTTCAGGACGATTCCCTATATGGAGTTGAATATGACGCTGTTTTTTATTCAAAAGTCTAAAATAATCCAACGGTATACTTGCACTTGCTTGTACCGCAGGAATAGGAGTACCAGAACCTCGTGACGTAGCTTCCATCCACTGTTTGTTAAGTTCTGCTACTAGAGTTTCGTCTACAGGAACATTATTAACGACAAGACCATCAAAAGGTTCGTCTTTATCGAAAAGCACCTTATCAAAAGGAGCTAGAAGATATTGAGGTGGGCTTTCCCTTTTTAATTCGGTTTGAATATCTGCCGCCTCTTTAGCACTTAAAAAATAAACAATGACTGGCTCACCTTCCGGTGCTTTTAATTTAGGATGCCTTGCTACGTACATCTTAAGTGCTTTAGGTAGCACGTTAGATGCTTTTTTCTGTTTGGTACCTTCTTCATCCGGACCAAGAAACGAAAGATAATCCAGTCTTTTTTTACGTGGATCTAATATAAATATGTAAGGATCTTTTAACGATCTATACTTTCCTACGTTCAACGCGGGAGCATCCTCTACCTCTACATCTGGTTCTTCTTCCAGTGGAATATCTTCGTCCGTCTCTTTCTCATCCGTAGTCAAATCGGTAAGATCAATATCATCTTCTTTTTTCTCGTCAGGTGTATCTTCCTTTGGAGATTCTTTTTCCTCTGGTATCTCTTCTTGCTGCTTTTTCTCTTCTGTTACTGCAGTATAAAAAGGCTCCCAAGCAGAAGACAATCCAACTTTTATCTTACTTTTACCTACCTTTTCCATCCCTTTTAGCCCGATCTTAATAGCAGCAAAAGGGTTAGCTACGGAAAAAAGATCTTGGGGCAAAGAAGAAGTAGAGTGATCCAACCCGAAGCGAAAAGCCGCTGTGGTTAAGTCACTTAACTTACTATTTGGACATAGCCAGCATTGAATACCGTCCAAAGACGATAAATTCACGCAGGATGGTAAAATGGCTCTGACATCCGAATCCTTACGAAATTTCTTGTAATTTTCCCTGCCCGCCTCTTTAACGATATCTGCGTCACTTTGATCTGTAGACGTTACATTCGTGTTTATTAAAAGAAGGGTAGGAGCTTCGATCGCACGTATCTTAACTAATACGTCCTTCTTATCAGGAACAGGTTTCTTTTTTTTCTTTTTCTTTGCTTCTGTCCGATGTTTTATGGTGGATGTTCTTGTCTTATCGGCACTACTCAAAGAAAAGAAGCACTCCTCTTTACTTAGTGAAGGAGCGTCCACTAATATTTTAGTAAGCCTATCAAGATAAGAAATAGTCATTTAGTTGTGTGCTCCATTGTGAAACGAAGACAGTTTTGCAACAATGTACTTAAACCTGCGTCGCCTTCCGCTTGCTACCGACCATGACATAACAAGCTGATATGGAGAAGAAGGATCTCCCGTAAAAAGAAGATCGTAAGTAAGTTCGTCAAGTGTGCTTTTCCTACATGTATCGAGATAGCGTACCTTGATATAGTCAGGGACGAACGGTACGTCTACCGTGAGGATTCCCACTCCAGGAATCACCGAAACGGCATCACTAATACGTTTCTCTATAAAAAGAGTCTTAGGTTCCATCATCATATAGAAGCCCTCCCTTATTTGTTTAATCTGTGTAAGGCATCAATTCCCTACCTCTAGGTACACGTAAATCTGCGAGCAAATTAGGTGCAATTTTAGAAACCATTTTCACGTAAGGATCCTGTCCCTCTTGAAAAGCATTTAACGTAGCATCGACCATTTTAACATCGTGCGATACTCCTAGCTTCTTTTGGTACGGTAGCGGAGAGCTTGTTCCTACTGTTGCCCCCACACCGGTAAATCCCCATTTTGGCGGCACCGTAGCCGACTTGCCTTGTTGATTGCTCGAAGCACCTTCTTCGCCACCCTCAAAAAGGTCCGTTGCCGACTTATTTCCGCCTTCTTCTCCACCACTAAGTAAATCTTCACCTCCACCTCCACCTGCTAAATCACCCATAGAAAGTTGGTTTAGTCGCTTTTTAAGAATGATATCTTCTTCCATCATAGCCATTGCTTTATCGAGATCATAACCAGCCGCAGATGCCCATATGCGAAGCGGAACTGGCACACCATTTTCTTTTAACTTGTCCAGCATCTCCAAATAGGCTGTGTCTTGTTCGGGACGGAGCGTGTCTTCTGTAATAAGACGAGGCATAATCAAAGACCCGATTGGGATATCAAGTGCCTGCTTGGCAGTGATCATAGGAAAGCCCCATTTTGTGCGTCTTTCGTTTTGCCACATCCTGTTGTCATATTCTTGCTCACGCGCTACCCGTCCAGACTCGATTCTTATGTTATTACGAAGTTCTGCTTGTGTTCTTTTTTGAAAATTATGGATACGAGCAAAAGCAGGAAAAAGCTGTTTTGCAAAGATCTCATGAAGCATGTTGTCTCTAAAAGAGGCCACCGCTTTACCTAACGAGGTTCTTGCTGTTTCCATGTTTGATACATTGGCATCACCTGATAGATAAGCCTCAGATACGCCCAATGCTCGCATTTTAAGTGTACTTAAAAATTCAAATTCTTGAGAAATGCCCCAGATAGACGTTGGATCTCTTACTTCACTAACATCTACACCATTTCTAACTGAGATAACAGCTCCAGTAGGATCTTCATCCGCCTGCATAAATATTTGCGTCAAAGAAGCCAACTCAGCATCGTTCGGCTCCCACGTCTCGTCTAATCCTGCAGTCACTAATAGTATTGAACGATTTCTTCTTCTTACTCCAGTCAAAGAGGCATCCCACAGTGCAGTTTCATAAGCCCACGCAGGTAAAATCCGAGTAAAAAAGGATGTGCCGATATGATCATACTGGTTAACTCGTCGAGCTAAAAACAACGTATTCATTGGCTCCAGCGGAAAATACCCAGACGAATTTTGAAATGTAGCTAACAGATCTTTATTCATGTTTTCTTTCATCTCGACTATCCGAGGATCTGTGCTACGAGCAAATTCCCGCCAAGCGGGAGAAGAAAGAACATCAATAAGAGGCTTTACTCCTGAAAAAGGAACTGGCTGTATTTTTGCTTGATCAGGATCGATAGGAACCATGGCATCCCACAGTCCTGTCGTTTCATTAAACGGGAGAGAAGCAATCATTCTACCTATAATAAGAAACTCGCGAGAGATAATAGGCAATTCCCCCCATATTCCTAACGACTCTATCATATCTTGATACATTTGAGATATTTTTGGATCATCTATACCTATAAGTTCGTATAACTTTCCCCATGGCATTGTGCTATAGATATCCACGACCGAACCTGCAATGCTGTCACGCAGGTATATTCTTCGCATAAGAAGATGGAGCATCGTGGGCTGACGGGGAATCCAGTCCTCAATGATAGATCCCTCTTCAATTCTCGCTTTTTGAGAATTAAACCTATCGTGATTAAATCCGCTGGCAGTAATACTTTCTCGGTGCCCTTTCCAAGAACCAACGGTTTTATTCTTATCGTGCATATACGGAGGGTTTCTCCTATCTAAGTAAGAGCCAAGTGCTGGTCGTTTAAAATTAAAGTATCCCATTCTGCATATTTCCTATCCGTTAATTTTTTGCCAACGTCCGTAATCTCCGCTCTAAGTAACGAGCAAATTCTGCTTTTCTAGCTCTTGGAACAATGTTCATATCTATAAGAAGTGCAGTTAACAATTTAGGTGCAACCTTCTTAGTAAATCTTGTCCAAGTCTCATTTGTAAAATTAAAAGGATCTGTCAACTGTAACTCTTTCTCAATGAACGAAGTCAGTTTACGTGTATTCGTTAATTCAGAAAACGATACCTTTTCTGCTCCCTCAGAGGCTTTAGGTAGCACATCTTTTTTATTACTTTTGTGGGAAGTCAATTTTGATGGTTTCCTTGCCGGAGTGACTCCAGCCTCTACCACAAAATAAGAATTCTCCACACGTTCTAAAAACTGCATCGACTAACCTTTCCTAACTGGATAAACAACAAAGTGCTTCGAACAAAATACCGCATCTCTATCGTCAGCAAGTTTAACCGGCTTCAACGGTAATTTACATACAGGACAAGTAGAAGGGTCATTAGCCGTAACGTCTTTTTGACTTAATACCTGTCTCGTTTTATAGTTCTGTATCAATTTATCCACGGTTGTTTCAGATGCTAACACAAAAGAGGCTTCTTCGCCGCTATATAAAATATCTATGGCGACTGCTCGTGCTTCTTGTTGCGTGAGGTCTGGCCGTTTTGTAACTACTGCACTCAAGATTGTATCTAACGTCATATTGAACTCCCTAAAAATTAACCTTTGGATTTAGTAATCACCGCCCCTAATGTTCTACCGCCTTGGGGATTTGCCACCGTGGCATTATGTCCACCCCCAGATGCCGTAGTAAACATCTGCCCACCACGAGTACTTCCAGCAATAACGAGTCTACCTTTACTTGTTCTTCCTCGCACACCACCAAGAAGCATTCCTTGCCTGTATTCAAAATCTCGCCTGTAATCATCGTCCCATAAATATTTACAACCTAGAACTGTGGCACGAAACAAGTCATCATGCCCAGCACCTTTTGTGATCTTTCTACCTATTTCAGCTACACTTAGCATCTGCCACAAAAAATGCAAATAAGGCTTATCTTTTAGCACCTCTTGGTGGCTATCTGGTGATTTATCAATGTCGCCTATTGGAATTTCAGTTTCAGGATATTCCAATTTTGCCTGTAATACTTGATTCCGAAAATAAGTAAAATCTGAATACGTTAAAGAGTACTGCTCCGCTGTTATTTTTAACCCAAGTAGCTCTTGTATTTGACTCTTAGACTGCCATTGATCATACACAATTAATCTGATAGGTAGCACTTCGCACAGCTTTTTAATAAAGAATACGAATGATTTTGACATATCTACGCTCTCACCCTTTTTCTTATTAGGGTAGACTGCAAAAAGCCCCGCTATCTGAATAGTAGAAAAATCGCTTTCCTTTAATTTTAACAATGAAGCTGCATACCCGCATTCACTGTGTCCTAGATCTATCGCAAGGCAGTAAGGGATTGTTGTATTCTTTTCTACATTCATCGCACTTAAATAATAACCCACCTCTCCCTGTTCTACAGTTACATTCCAAATTGGAATGGGTAGCTTCGCACAACGAATAACAGCATCCTCGTTATCAAAGAAGGGGGACTCCGTAAAAGGAGGAATAGACCCATAATCTCTAAGGTAGGTTTTAAAATTCGCTTCTCTTTCTGCACGCAATTCATCAGGGTTCAGTGCAAATTCTGGGTTAATCTCCCATGATGCCTTATGGGACGACACTCGTTTTGTGTCAGTCTTTGCCATCTTAATGAGGTGCATAATATAATCGGTTTTAGATGATGTAGACGATACACAAGCCATTAAGGCTGTAGGTACATCATATTGACCAGAGGTAAACCTAGATGCGGCTGCGTTCCTTACAGTACGACTTGCTTTCTGGTAGGCTTGGTATGTTTCATGAGGATTAGCCCGTTTACTTTGATCATCACCTAACCACCAACCAATTTCATCGAAAAACGAACCTACGGCTGTTCTACCTCTAGAGGTATCGATAGATGCACCAAGGTAGTAACCAGAGAGTTTCTTATGTGTATACCCAAAAGATTGAGTAAGCCATTTATTAAGCTCAACACCCAATCTTTTCTCATGGTGTTTTAAAAAGTCATGATACTGACCAAACCAAGCGCATGTTTCTACAGAACGAGTAAACTGATGCCAAAGCGACTCATTGGCCTGTCCTGCCGTGAGGGCCACAAAACGCATTACCAAAAGAGATCCCTTAAGAAGCCGATAGTAGGATGCAGGATCGGGTATCTTTAATAGTCTATGAAGGTGGTAGCTGGAGAGGATACCAACGATAGCAGACTTGCCAGAGTTATGATGAACAAAACCATCAGCCGTGTATATGTTAGTTATTGGTATATGAACGTCCATCATCGGGAGGTCAGGACCGTCTTTAATGTCTTTTATTTTTACGAAAAAATACCCCTGTTTGGCTAATTCCGTTACTTTATCTGGACATCTTTTTGTCCCTAGTTGAAAATCACCCAAAGGCGTATGGTAGCGGACTCGTCCTTTCTTACTCAGTTGTTGGAGAGCATCCAATTTATCTTGAGATACAAGCCGCACGTTATCTTTGAAAATTTCAATAAATTTTGCACATTTGGTAGCTATACGGTAACTGTATTTAGTATTTTCGTCTTCTTCTTGGTTAATATCTCCAAGATAAGTATTTGCCTTACTAAAGCCGTTAGATACAAATTTAGATAGGTTGGTTACGATACCTAAGTTAAGTAGAAGTAGTCTTACTTGGTCGATAAGCGTTTTAGATGCAGAGGTGTAATAAAGCAGAACCTTACTTCGATCCCCTACCTTTTCGACATAAAGGCCGCCATCACCTTCGAACAAACCAGCTAGAAATTCACATACAATCTCTTTGGGGGACTGAAGGATGAAATCTGGGATACATTTATCTTTAGTGTAAGCGGTTTTATCCGTCATCCCTATATGAGATAACCATTCAGTAATAGCTACCCCACATAACATTAATTTACGGCATTTATCTGTATTTTGATAGGCTACGCGGCTTGGCTCTTCACCAAAGACTGATAAAATACACCTTCGTATATCAGCATCCGTTTCTGGATCACTTGATGCTATTTCTATATGACTCAGTGATGTATAATTACCATTAGATACAAGGTAACCCATAAATCTGGCTAACTCTGAAGTAACTTCAGTCGGGAAATTAAAGGATTTCTCTAATCCGTGGTTCTTTTCCCTAATAAATGGATTCAGTTGATATCTAGCTTTTGACCATAGATCTGGGGAATGAAGCACTAAGTACTCACCTACTTTGCAATCTTTAATTAACTTATGCTCTAATTCCAAATCTGCATTTAATATTGGAACAATATGGGATTCTTTAGCTCCTGTTAGTGTCCAATTAAAATCCGTTGTAAGTAGGAGGGATGGTAATGTCCCAGAATCGAACTTTTCAGACACAATACCGTGCGTCAAGGTATCACCAACATTTACATCTTTTAATTTAACTAATCCTTTATCAGTGAACACAAGTGCGTCAAAATGGCAGCACCGCATTCCCCATAACAGGTCTAATTCATTAGGAAAATTCCACAATCCTTCTGCATATTGATCATATCTTGTTTTACCGCATTTAGGGCAGTTTCCAAATTCGAGAAGTTGTAAACGATCCCGCACGTTTCCCATGTCTGCAAGTACATCGAAGTCTTTGACGTAAAACTCCCAATCAGAACACCAAGGGCACACATCGCCCATCAGCTTTAGAAGTACCTGCATCTGTATTGGGTAAATTGTACTGATACCTAAATAGTCTGGATCTGTTATCCATTGCCAAACGTTAGGACACCAATTAAGATCTCTCTCATCGATTTCTGTAGCCATCGCAGGATCAAAACCCTCATTGATGGAATCTTCTATCAATTTTAAGGGATCAAAATTAGGGATGGGAGCTGTAACTTCTGATTGTTTTTTAGTAGCCATGTATCAATCCATAAAAAGCGGAGATTAAGCCTCAGAATCGTCATATGTAAGAGTCTGTGGTGTCTTAGTCTCATAAAAGGTGAGAGTTAGATGATTTGCTTTTGCTCCTATTTCAAAAAGAGCTGTAGAGTCATCCGTGAAGCCTAATTCCGCCTCTTCTACACCATCGGACATTCTTAATGTCCATTTTAACTGCGGAAGTTTAACCTTTAATTTATCTTTTATCTCTTGTGGGTTTAGCTTAATACTATCATCTACACCCTCATCCACTTCTGCACCCTCTTTTTTAGGATTCCACACAAAAGTGGGAGGTTTTGGAAATTTCATCTTTAAATCTGGATACAGAGTTTTGATTATTTTAAGTACATCATTAAATGATAATGGTGCGGCAAGTACAGAAGCAAGTCGTGCTACATAAGACATGGTCAACCTCGTTCCCTCAGTTAAATTACGATCCCTATTTTTAAACATTAATTTATCTAAGGGAGCGTTAGGATCTGTCGGAAGTGTTCCTGTATTTGAACCACCGCGATCCCAAGTTATATCGCCTCTATCTTTTGGTGTTTCTGGCATAAGTTCCCCATGTGGTTTTTTCACGCGAGGTGTATTTAATAGGACGGCACGTCCTTTTTCCCACGATATTTCCCAATCACGAGCATCCTGTATATTTAAAGGTGCGGATGGTCCACCTTCATTATTTGTTTTTCGGTAGTAGACTGACTTTTTAGGGTCAGTCAAAATAGAATTTAACTTAGAAATAAAGGTCATATCTACCACCGAAACTAAATAATTTAGTGCGAAATAATTTCAGCATCTTTTGGTAATTTTGCTGCTACCCATTGTATATCACGTACAAAGGTAGTTTTATAGTGAACTGTGAATGTGTACTCAGATGCGGACACATAAGCTAATTCCCAATAGAGTACGTCTGTCGCAGAAGCCTTACCGTCATGCTGATTTCCTTGTGTTCCTTGTGTTGCGAACTTTGCTTTTAGATAGTCAGGAAGAAACGATAAAGTTACGGAGAATGATCCTGTTCCCATAACATCGTGTTGAAAACCAGTATTGCGTTCTTTATTCTTAAAAATCTTTGTCATTACATGTTCCTTTGTCTGTTATATTCTAAATCTCTCACTTTACTAATTTAATCTTTATTCGCTGTTTTCTTTTCTTTAATCTGAAAAAGAATATCCGCGAGTTCCTTACCGTACACTTGAACCGCATCGTTTAGTAGTGTGCTAATTTCCGAAATTTCTTTTACTACATCCTCTTCTGCTGTGACTGAAGAATCCTTTACACACTCGTATTCTTCCATCTGTTTTAACACCCCATCAAAGTAATGCTTATAATCATCGAGCAGTTTCTTCTGTTCCTCGATCATCTGACGATGCTGTTCCCGAAAAATTCGATGCATTGCTTCTATGTTACTTTTTGACATATACCACCTGCACTACAAAGGGACATACATCATTGCTTCGTCCCGAAAAACTTTTCTTGCTTGCACATCGAAACTAGTTAATATCCCCAAAGGGTCGTTCGGAGATTGTTCGATTACTTTCCACCGTGTCATATCCTCTAGCTTCACAATAAGATCTTCGAGGTTGATCCTCTGTATTTTATCCACAGGAAATGCAAATTGAATCTGATTGAAGGTCTCAAGAACACCATACTCTGCTAATACATTACTCTCATTTTTTCTGGGGACGTCAACATAGAGTACAGGTGGAGTAGAATCCTCAGTCAAAAGACGAAACCAAAATTGAAGGAAAATAGGGGACGCATCATGGATCGTAGGACGCGTTAAATGCACGCGAAAACGAAACCTCCCAGACCCCGCTAATAATATCCGATCTTTAAATCCATCTTCGGTAAAAGGAATAAATGACGTGTCTACCCCTTCTAGTTTATATAGAAATGATGCTTTTCCTTTACCGTGTCGATACTCGATACCCCAACTATCTACGCCAAAATAGTGAGATCTTCGCATTTCTTGATCCCATTCAATGTATCCTGACGTAGCTCGATCCTCTAATGTAAACCAAGTGGGAACCCCAAGAAGTGGTGTGATGATAGTGTTAACTCCCCACCACTGTCTTGAAGGTTCGAAATGATATAGATCTGTTCCCCATTTTAAATATCCGCCTGCAAACCCTGTTGCGAGACAAACCGGACATTGGGCATGAGGAGCAGCTTCTCCTGATGACCAGCACACACATCTACGCCCTTCTCTAAGCCTTTGATAGAAAAACACTTCTCTTCTGTCCACAGCGATAGCATTTCTTGTTCGTGCTGCAATCTGTGGTACCAACTGCTCCTTTGCAAGACGGTGGTGCTCGTCTCGAATCATATCTGTGGGATCACCATACGACCTACTGTTCGTCGGATCTCCCCAACGTGGTTGCGTATGATGTAGTGCTCTTGCCCTCGGATCTCTTAGTGCCATACGTATGATCTCGATCTATAAGATTAAATAAAGAAAGAGCGTTTCTTTCTTTTATTAATCTTATCGACCACCGATTTGAGGAGACACGTAAATGGCGGTTGTCATAAAAATAAATGAGGCTAGTCCCTTATTCTCTGGTATGGACATGAAACATGTAAACATAGTCATCGGTGCTGTAAGTCAACCTCCCATGTTCTACAACTTTAAAAGACATGTGTATGCTGGTGTAGGAGATGCTGGGACAAATAATAAACTACTAACCGTCTCCAAATCTTTCCCCCTTGTGTTTGATAATGATGATTTTACGCTTCTTGGAAGCCAAGACCCTTACCATGCTAGTAGAACACTCTCTCTTCTTATAGATTTTATGCGCAAAGGGCTTCTTGTTGTCACAAAAGACGATGTCGTACAAACACCAGAACAGGTATTAGGTTTTACCCCTTGAAATTTTTTTCTGTGTGTAGCACTCTAGGGTAGAGAAAAACAAAGCACCGGAAAAACAGAAATTACGATTCTATTTCATTGGAGTCCCATCTTGGTTACTGAATTTGTTTGCCCGTATGCAAAAACAACACTCCCAGCAGACCGTCCATGTGAAGTGGAGAGTTGTTCTTTTAATTTATCTGATATTCCAATAAGTCGTGCGTATAAACGCTGTTTTTTAAACTACGTAAAAGCAACTAGTCATAATCCCTATCGGCGTGAAGCGTTAGAGAAAGTAGAATTTGGTGCTTTGCCTTTACACCTACGGGAACAAATATCTAGATCCCTCTTAGGAATGAAAAACACGGACGAAACAAGCACAAAAAGAATGTTTTACACGTCTCTTTTTTCTATCATGGTACATGACTCTATTGTGTCTCTTTCTAAAAAGCAACATGCCCCTGTTCTTTACCGTCAGTGCTGTGTATGTGGAACACAAAGTGATTCACTTTGGTTTCCAAAAGGGGGCTGCCTCCCTTCAGGTTATGGTTACTGCTCATGGCCTTGCTGGCAAGAAAACCCACCACCTCTATTAGCGCTTGCTAAATCATTGGAAGTGGATTTTTGTGAAATGCTAAACAACATCTCGTTTCCAAACGGTCATAAATCAAAATTAATGTTTACTACGCATTTAACAAAGTGGATTTTAGGGGAAAATGCAATAAAGTGATTGATAAGATTAGGTATTGTGTTTAATCGAGATCTATGAGATTTTTGTGGGCGTTAATGGAAGTAATCTTTTTCACTGCGTTATTTGTTAAAATAAGGTCAATAAGATTAAATACTGGAAGTCACCTAGTTGACTAGAGATGCCAAAACGGCATAAAATAAATTTTGTTATGAATTTATGGGGGAAACCAAATGTACACTAGTATAGCGGAAAGACTGGCATCTCGCTTAGGTCACAAGCTTTCTAAGAAAACTCCATATCGTGGAGATTTCGTGGTTGCTGACTATCGCGTTCTTGATGAGGACGGGAAATCTGCAAAAGTTTTAATTCAGTACGATCAAGACGCTTATGACACTCCAACTAAAGAAGATGTCATTGCTACCATTACTCATTTATATCGCACGAAAGACGATGGTCGCCCACGTTTAGTTGTAGATGCAGACACTGTGAAGTCCCATTCACAACTTTGCGCGATCAGTTGCGTAGTCAATATTCCATCTATCCGTCGTCCTCTTTCTGATGTTACTCGTTTTAAAATGAAGCCGATCGTTGCGAACACTGTTTTTCTTGGTGAAAACATGAACGACACATGGGCTGTGGCTAAAAGTAACGACAGTGTATACATCGAGCGCGTAGAAAAAGACGATATTGAGAAAATCTTAAAAGAGCGCAGCAAAGCTAACTCATTTAGGAACTACGGAAGATCTAACGTCACATTAGCACGCGTAGAAACAAACCGAGGTGCTGATATCTATGCTAACGGTGACCGAGTAAGATGTTCTCATGGCGGAAAAATTAAAACTGGTGAAATTCTTGGTCTTAGCGAAACAGGGGCGCACCTCCGTTTCACCGACGGGAGCCAAGTAACAGTTAATGCGTCAAATCTTCTTGGTTTAGTTCAAGCAGCAGAAGACATGAAGGCATTTAACAAAGAAGCGCTCAAAGATTATTACCGTAAAGCTTATGGCTACGGTGAAGAAGAATTAGAAAAATTAGTTCAGTATCTCGACTAATTTAGTGAGGGTAGTAGCGTGGTAATAGCCCAATACGGTAGCCGGATTTTTACTCCGGCTACGCCGAATCAAGCACTCATATTTGCTGATGTCCATATTCGAGCGTTAGGACTCCCCCACCTTTCTCCACTCGATGTGGTAAAAGCAAATGGGTTACACGAAGTGTCTGCAGGTATGTTCACAGGTAATAAGCTTACGATTAAGGAACTCCTGCCGGGTCTTCGCCTCCGCACGGGTGCTTCCGAACTAGAGATCGTTAGAATCCGACCCACGGAAAAAGAAGTTACCTACAAAACACGAGGGAAGTTCATTAAAATGGACTCCCAACGTTTTATAGACTTAGCGAATCAGCAAGGGTACCGCAAAATTTGGGATCTTAGAACGTTCCTACTCACGTTAAAATCTCTTCTTAAGCCTATCCTTGCTGCTGTTCCTCTTATGTGGGTATTAAAGCTTGTAACAAATGCGGTACGTAAAAAACCTATTACATTTGAGAGTAATATTCCAACACATGACGATACGAGCAAACTAGCGGCTATCCCCCATAAGAAGAAAAGGTAGGAAAATGTCCTTTCTGAGCAAAATCGAAGCAGCAAGCGATATGTCAAAACGCGTATTCGAAGCACATACTAAAATAACTGAGTTTTTTAACTCGTTCAAAAAGTATGGGCACGAATTAGAACTCCTTGGTAGCTCTGATGAACTTATGGCGATTGATGAAGCACGTGCGGCACTTAAATCTATGCTTAACCGAGCTAAGCAAAAATAACATGGAAATCATATGGCTACTTATGACCTCGAAGACAGTTCCATCCGACAAGAATTAACATCCTTAAAGAATATAAATGTTAGTGCACTAGAGGCACAACAGACTGCATTACAAATGATGAAGGATGGTTTCACCTCAGAGCAGATCGCAGAAGCTCTAGGATATAGCGTAAAAGTAATCAATAGCTTCACACAAGCGTCTGTGGAAGTAGGATCCCCAGAAGAAGTGCTGCAAGAAAGTCTAAGAACTGTGCTATCTTTGATACCTATTGCAGAAGCACAATATAGAGAAAAATCTACTGCTACTTACGCATATACACTAACCGCATTTATCGAAAGTGCACGAAGCATTATAGCTCAAGCGTACACACTTAAGACGAAAGAAGATCAATTTCGTACTATACTCGCAAAAGTTCTTCAGCCTTTTTGTCGTGAAATGATAAAATCCATGCTAGGGGAAGTCGGTAATCTTAATTGCCCTGAAGCGGAATTAAAAACCTTTTCTACAAACTTAGGTAAAAAGTTCCAAGAAAACTACCGAAAATCCACAGAAGAATTAGGTAACGTCCTTGGCGTATCTCCAGACGCTAGAGCTAGAATTATTGTGGGCGCAGAAGAACAAGATTAATTTGTGAATCCCATGTGATTCGTTACATGGCCAAGGGATGGATAATTTATCCCATCCCTTTACTTTTTAAAGGACATAGATATGCACCAATTACCTATAAAAGCATCTGCATTAGACTGGAGTAAACCAGATCACGATAAAAGCATCACGGTACAGTATGAAGGGATGATAGGCACTGTTATCTCCTCTAGTGGGGGTTACGAATGGGAAGTATTAGATTTAGAAGGAAATAGTATTGATGCCGGACATGTTCTAAATATACAAGAGGCAAAAAAGATCGTGGAAGATGTTTTAAAAGAAACACCTGCTAAGTCTAAATGCCGCTCTTGTGGGAAAATTACAGACGCGAGTGGTCTTTGTGATAAATGTTATAGTAGCGAAGCGACTGCTAAAGTAAAGAAGAGTACACCAGCGGTCATCTTTAATGAAAAAGAGTTGGATACTCTTTTATCCTCACACGCAATAGATCAAGAAATAAAAAAGATGTCAGCAAAAGGGATGCTCCCCTCTCAAAGAGTTACTCCCACATCTGTAATTGCAGATGTTACCGAAGCCTGCAGATGGCAAGAGACAAAAGAGAAAGAACTCCAAGCATTAAAGACAAGCGATTCTAGTAACGAAAATACTTGGGTGTCTGATCTTACAGAAGATTTTATTACCTATGGATTAAGCCCAGCAAATACTAAAGAAGAAGCTAAAATTATTTTGGATAACTTAAATAAAGAACTCGCCACACAAGCCGAAGCAGGATTTGGGCCGGAGGCAAGAAATTACATAGAAGGGTTAAAAAAAGAGTTGCAATTGTTAATAGAGAAACTCTAAGGATGATTTAACATGGTATTACCACAAGACGCGGGACGACAAGCATCACAGGCAACCTCAAGAATCGCTACCCGTGGGAATCTCGAATTCTTCACTTGGAAGTTTTTCTATGACCAAGCTGAAACGCAACCAATTCAGCCGCTTGATCCGCAGGCATATCCGTCATATAGAATTCTCGATCCTTCGGGTACTATTTTAGCACAAGGGGTAGCCGTTCCGGCGGGAACGCCTGGAACGTGGAAGGTTGGTTGGGTTGTCCCACGCACGGCACAACTAACGCAACCCTACCGCAGATACCAGCTCTCTACCGTCATGGTAGATAAGGAAATGCGGCAGTGGGAACTGGCATTAGAATTCGATGTTGTAGAATCTGCCGTAACTCCGCAGGTACCAGAGCTGCAGCAGTTTCTCTCGTTTGTAAATACGCCCATACGCCTCTTTTTTAAAAACACCGTGCGTCCCATCGAACTATCCGTCAAACTATTTGTTAAAGGGCAGGATACAACTCCTTTATTTGCAGCGAGTCTTCCTACCGCAACTCCGACACCATACGATCTTGTTGAAATTGAGGATGGGACCGGTTTTACGTATTACGTAGATGTTCCTGCGGTAACAAAAGCGGGATCTTATAGTGCCCTTTGGCAAGTAAGAGACACCACGTTATCTCAATTAGATTTTGAACATCAAGTAGTGCAAGTCATCTCTACTGCCTCTGCACATCTTATAAATTCGCTGCGAATGCTTATCGACAAGCTACAAAAGAAGCTGGGCCTATCGTTTGCTTATGCAAATGAAGATCTATATGAGTACCTTCTAGAAGGTACTAAGATGGTAAACTCCTACTGGCCGCCTACCAATTATAATGTGGCCTCCCCTCCTAATGCTATCGAAGCCTTTATCATTCTGGCGGGTGCGTGGTGGGGATTAAATGCGCAGAGGATTCTCTATGCAGAGACAAATTTGAGTTTCTGCGTGGATCTCGAAACACTACTTCCAACCAAGCAGGGTATGATCCGAGCAAAGGATCTTATCTTTGATCGTTCTATTCTAATGCGTAAAAATATTAGCAAACAACTAATTTACGGCAACGAAGAAAAACTATTTGATATTATCTGTCAATGTTTTGAAGACGGCACTCGTAGCATCGAGATTATAGAAGCATTAGGGCTTGACTCTAACGCTTTTGGATCGTGTTCTGTTAACAATCGAGATCCGAGAGACCCGGCAACTCCAGTGGCACTAGGTGGGTTATTCTCACGGTTTACACTAAACTCATATCGCTATTTTGACAGTTTAGGCAAGCCAGTGTGGGATGTACCGAAGTTCCGTCAACATCTAGAAGACAACTACGGAATGTTCTATCAACCAGAAGAGGGGTGTTATGAACTAGATTTCCCTGATCTTCTAACCCCTTACGGTTACGAAAAGCCGGTGCTTGCTTGGTATTTAAAGCAAAAGGAAGTCTACAGAGTAGAAAATGAGCTGGGTTATGAAGTTATCGCTACAGGAAATCACCCCGTGCTCACTTTGGACACTACCACCTTTGAGATGAAGTGGAAAACAGTCGATAACCTTGTAGCAGGTGATCTTATAGCGCAGCAGGTGACTGAGACAAGCGAGAACGAAGATTGGGAAGTTTCTTTTGAAGAAAACTTAGCTGCTGTTTATAGTGTCAGCACCGGAAAGACCCAATCTCCGTATTCATTACCTAACAAAATGACATCAGAACTGGCACGTCTTTGTGGTTATTTAATAGCGGAGGGCTGCCATTCTCAATATGATCGCATTACTTTCTCAAATACGGACTTAGAAATAATTAAAGATTTTAACCGCTGCTGCGTAGCTGCATTTGGAAAAGAGGCTGATTTCTTAAGATCACATGATAATAGTCAGGGGACTTACGGTGGCGAAAATAATAAAACAATTTATATCTACTCTTTGACAGGTGTAGAGATTAGACGTTTCTTCTTCTCGTTAGGTTTTGGGTATGAAAAATCTCCAGAACTTAGAATCCCTGACATCATTTTTAGATCCCCTAAACGTATCGCATGTGACTTTATTCGCGGTTACTTTGAAGGAGATGGTTGCTATTCCGAAGGAATGGTAATCTTCTGCTCCTCGTCACACCACCTTCTTAGCGACCTACAGCAGCTCCTGTTAAGATTTGGAATCGTGTCTAAAAAATTTAATCCTAAGAAAAGTTCGGATGGCTGCGGGCGAGTAACCATTTGTGGTCCTAGTCTTGTTAGCTACGCAGATAAGATAGGTTTTCTAACTAAAGGAAACGAATTTAAACCCAAGAGCAGGTACTACCCACAAAGGGAAGCACTCAACCCCGAAGTACTCCATGCCTTAATGGATCTTCCTAATAGGTTAGGGATTAAAAGAGGATGGAAGGACGGAAAACGCTACTCCGTATATTGGGCACATAATGCTAAAGGCCCACACAAGAACGGTCATTGCCTATATGTAACGTGGGAGCATATTGAACGATGGTTTAAAGACCGTGGCGATGATCTTCAGCAATTGGATGCGACTATTTGGCAACACATTAATCTGCTCTTAGAATCTAAGTTTCTATGGAAAAAAGTTACGGAGATAGAGACATTAGGGCGACGAGATGTTGTGGACCCCAGCTTTCTGGAACAGGGTAGGCCGCTTGATCATGCCTTCATCACAAACGGGCTGGTCACACACAACTCAGGACAGACCGTATCGCTCGACTATAACCCGGGGGCAGACATCGAAGGAATAATGTCTACGTTCAAAGAAACACTCGATACGAGCGTCTCGAAAGTAAAACAACAGCTCGTTCGTCAGGCGTCGGGCGTGGGATCTATTGCTACTCGTCCATATCGATATCGAACAAACGTGGTGTTCCCCGTGTCGAGCGGACCCGGACAACAACAGTTCATCCGCCTACAAGAATTGGGTCTTTTGGATTGGTTGGGCTAATTTTTTAGTCTGTCAAGTCTTCTAATTTGTGCTTGCCGTCTTGTTTTAATGTTAGCAAAAAACCATGGCGATAAGACCACAACTTATGAGCAATAATTGCTTTAGAGATCATGTCTGCTAATACGTCTAATTGTTGGATGTTAACATTTTTCGTGGATATTATCCCATAGTCGAAAGAAGATGCTTTGTCTTTAAAATCATCTACATTGTGCGTAACAATGATTCGATTTGCGAGAAGTGTTTTAATTATTTTATCATCAGACATTTTCTTCTCTGGCACAATAACATGTATGTTTTTTTGTTCTATGTATGGAGCCAATGGTTCTAAACACTCGTCAATCACGAGTGTGCCACGTGCCATTGCTGTAACTTTCTTAAGATATCCCATACTTAACCCCCAACTTAGTAAATCATACTCAACCTAACAAAGTAATTATCGGCATATTAGCGCAAAAACTTTAGAAATACATTTATTGGCCATCAGGCCAAAAACCAAGAAACAGATTAAATTATATAGCCCTGTTGCGCGGTACTAAACTGACCTATCCTTCGTTTAACTCTTTAGTTAAGGGGACGTGATGGCAAACGCAGATGATCGATTGGCAAAAAGGCGGATAAATGAATTGGAGCAGAAGTTAAAAACACTCCAAAGGGAACTGCGAGAACTGAAGATAGAGAAGAAGCAAGTAGGTAAGTTAAGAAAACAAGCGTCTCGCGCGTTACAGGTAGAAGCAAATTGCAAAAAGGTAATAGAAGAAACGGATACCTCTTTTGTCGAGTCAGATAAGATTAAACAGGAGAAGAAAAGGTCTGTATATCGATGTAAGAACATAGAGTGTATCACCGCAGGTGGTCACTATCAGAACACAGGCGACTGTGATATTATCGATGCTGGACAACGTTTCATTGTAATTTGTAAAGATTGCGGTAGTAGGTATACAGTAGTTAAGGACTAACGTTAAGAGGTGTGTAGTGGCTAAAAAGTTTTTTATCAAAAGTTCTTCCGACATTATTAAGCGCGAATTAGAAAAACTCCAAAACAAAGTTACATTTTTAGAAGCTGCGGCATCTGAGATAAAGCCTGCAGCTAAACGCAGTAAAAGAACTGCGGTATATTCTCCTCCAACTCCTGTTGAAGCTAGACGAGTAGAATTTGAATTTGAAGAAGACGAGGAGATGTTCACGACTAAGTAATTGCTGATCTGCTACATCTGATCTCCCCCATCGTGCGTATACAACTCTGGCAGTTGCCTGAGACTTTATAAAACGACATCATGAAAGGGGTTACACATGCTGCGATTTTTAAGTTTGGTTACTTTATGGGCTGTATTTTTCGGATGTGGGAGCGCAGAGGCTAAAGTTCACTCTTGGGCAGAAGACAACGATCTTTGGAAAGAAGATAACTTAAATTTTGCAGAGAGTAATGTATCAGAAGAAACCTTCAACAATATCATTAGTGCGGCAGAGGAACTCTATGCTCCTATTGCAGAAGAGTGGAAAGAAAAGCTTGTTATTAATCGTAAGTGGGAAGATCCGACCGTAAACGCAAATGTGTGGAGAAACGGGTACGGAGCTACTGAAATTAATATGTATGGTGGACTTGCTCGTCGCCCAGAAGTATTACCAAGTGGTTTTGCTCTTGTCTTATGTCATGAATTAGGTCATCTGTACGGTGGTGCACCATATATTCATGTTGGATTAAAGATGGCAGCAGAAGGGCAGAGTGACTTTTATGGTGCTGGCTGGTGTTTAAAAAATGTACTAGAGAAGATAGAAGATTCCAGCTCTTTTCCATCTACTTTCTATATGGAAAAAGTGTGTAACGAAGATAATAGCTGTATGCGCCAATTGTCCGGTGGTCAAAGTTTAGGCAATCTCCTTGCCACAATGCGCAGAGAGAGTAAACCAGACTTTGAAACTCCAGATAGATCTGTAGTAAAAAGAACAAATACAAGTTATCCAAAAACTGTACAATGTCGTCTCGACAGTTATCACAACGGTACATTAGGACTGGATCGACCTCTGTGCTGGTTTAAACCTTAAGGAGCTATACTGCGAAATGGGAATCTTTTTATTTCTCTCTAGCTTATTTATTAGTACCCCCGTCTATGGGGGTACTTTTGCAAAATGCGTTCGGTCTGGGGTTGCGGTATTAACTATTGATGATGGCGTAAATGACAGTACACATAAAGTACTAGATGCTCTAAAAGAAAACAAAACTCCGGCTACTTTTTTCTTAATTGGTGAGACCTTGAAAAGTGATCGCGGAGTTAACGTGTTACATCGACTAAAAAATGAGCAACATGAAGTAGGGAACCACTCTTGGAGTCACCCCTACTTACCGAAGATAAAAAATAAAACATTTAAATTAGAAATATTAAACACACAAAATGTACTCTCTTCAATTACGCATACCAAACTTTTTCGTCCTCCTTATGGCGCTTTGACATCGCAACAAACAACAAAAATCAAAGAGATGAAATATAGAGTAATCGGTTGGAATATGGACTTAAAGGACTGGCAAGAACAGAAAAGTAAAAAAAGAATGTGGGGATCGTTTGTCTCGCAGCTTAAAAAGACAAATGCAACAAAAGATAGTATAATCCTTCTTCTTCATAGTACGAAAAAAACAGCAGAGATGTTGCCTGATCTTATTATGGGATTAAAATGGCATGGATATAATATTATCCCTCTAGCCGAGTGTATTCCCGATCGGGAAAAATGAAGGAAGAAAAAAGGGTAAATGCTGCATATATTCCCGATCGGGAATAGTAAGAAAGGAAATCGAAATGGCCAGTAAAAAGTTTTTTATTAGGAAATCGCATAAAGAGTTGGTGCAGGAACAAAACTCGCTATTAGAGAGACTTCTTTCAAAACAGAAAGAGGATATTCTATCAGATTCTCCTTATGCTTATTCGTATCAGCCTTCTCTATCTGTGCCTGCAGTAGAAGAAATCGACACAAATTTTGATACTTTGCCTTTTATGCCAACTGGAATCAAAAGTAGTAAGGCTAGTTTATTATCTGTGTCTACGACCAAGTCGTCTCTTGATGAAGAAGGAATTGCTAAGTTAAAAACAAGAAAAAATGATAAAGCCTAAGATTATATATCGCAAATGGAAAAATAAGCTGCTAGGAAGGAAATCAAATATGGCAACAGCACTTGATGTGGGGACTAGTAATTTAGTTGCTGCAAAAATGGATAAAAAAAGCGGACAAATGGAAGTTAAACGCCTACGCAATGCCTTTATCGATATTACCGACGAACAGAAGCAGCGCCTTGCTGCAGGATCTCTCAATGCCGTTCACATCAAAGATAGTGCGTATATAGTTGGTGATGATGCCATTTCAATTGCACGCATCCTTAACCGTGAAGTTCGACGTCCGATGGCGTCAGGTATTTTAAACCCAGCAGAAAAAGAAGGGCGGGATGTAATTAGTGCTCTCGTAAAAGCGCTTGTAGGGGAGCCTGAAGTGGAAGGAGAGAAGTGCTGCTTTTCTGTTCCTGCTGTTCCCGTAGATAATCCAAAAGCTAATACTGTGTGGCACGCGGGTTTCTTCTCACAGTTATTAGACACCTTTGGTTATGATTCAGAACCAGTAAACGAAGCATTGGCTATAATATACGCTGAGTGTGCTGAAGACGACCACTCTGGTATTGCTATCTCTCACGGAGGGGGGCAGATCAATATCTGTGCATCATATAAGCTTGTAGGGACGCTTGACTTTTCTATCTCTAGAAGTGGAGATTGGGTAGATGCCATGACTTCTGCTGCCATCGGCGCTCCGATTGCTCAAGTTCTTAAGGTTAAAGAAGATTCGCAATTTGATCTATTAAATGCGTCCGCCATAGATGATGAGATCGGTCAGGCGTTATATTACCACTACAAAGCACTCATCCGTTATGAGCTACAAACCCTCATGAAAGAGTGGGTTAAAATGAAGAGCCAGTTAGATTTCCCTGCTCCTATTCCTATCGTGCTTTCTGGTGGAACAGCCTCTCTCAAAGGTTTTAAAGAGCTATGGGAAGAGGAGCTAAAGAGATTTCAAGCTAAGAACCCGCTCCCGTTTAAGATTAAAGAAGTGCGAATGGCGAAAGATCCTTTAGGTGCCGTAGCACGGGGTTTACTCCTGTACGCACTCAGCTACTAAGTAGTTTAAATTATTGGAGAATAAGATGTCGTTCCTTAGCAAAGTATATGCCAAGTACCAAGCGGTTAGTAAGAAGTTGCTTACCGAAAAAGACGCTGTCCTGTCTCATTCAAGCCTCGCTAAAGACGACCTTAAAGATGCATTGAATGTAGTTTTATTTGCTGTAGGTTTAGACGAGAATGGCGATCCCAATTCTGAGTTTCTGGATGAAGTTATTCGTACTTGGAATGCTGCGATTAAAAAGGGAAAAGTAACCACTGTACCTATGGACGAAACTAAAAAATATTCATACTATGATCACGGTAGGCGAGTTAAAAAAAACCAAATCGATAACCCGATTATCGTGGCTAAAGTCGGTGCTAGTATGGTCGTTCTAGACGGTAATCATCGGCTGCTCACTCGAAAAGATCAGAACAAAAAAGACATTCAAGTATTCATTATTAGCTTACCTTACGATGCCATAACGAATATGGAAGGCTCGATGGATGATTAACAAAACAGCATTTAAGAGGTTTCGTTCCTCTAGAAGGATACGCACTCAGCTATTAAGTTGTTACAATTATTAAATTATTTGGAGATTTATTTATGTCGTTTCTTTCTCAAATTAACGCTCGTTATATCAAAATTGAGGCCACACAGAAATCTTATTATTTTGGGGATGACGCCATTCCAGCATCACTGATGGCTATCCTAAAACAAGGAAAAGATAATGTTAAAATAGACTATGACGAGCGCAGTAACAATGTTAGCACCATAACTAAAGATCCATCCGAAATACAAGGAATGCTTGTCTACAGTTTAGGTGATTATTTTTCAGGTCCAAAGCGATTTTTTGTCTTCTATATGGATAATGGAAAAATGATCTGGGATCGTGGTATAACTAAAAGCTCAGGGGGAGCATCGTGGAGATCTCGCTCTATAGAGTTCACACACTATTTTATGGATTGGCATAAGCAGCTCCGCTTTTACCCAAAACCAATCACTTACAAAAAATACAGCGAAATCAAAAATGTTGAAAAATTTGTAGATCCAGAAAAAAAGCATACTGGCGGTGGTAGTGTGGATGAAATTAAGTCTGAATTTGCTAACTTGGGCTTTACTATAATCAAAGTAACTAAAGACTCTAAAAATACATATTTTGAATTCGCGCCTATTAAACTAGGAAAACAGGTAAAATCTCTAAGGTTATCCTATTATATTAGTGATGATGAACATGTGTTTAAGCCGGAATATCGTTATCATTTTCTTACTGATGGTCAGCCCAATCCTAATCCTCATTTTGAAGGGAGGATAGACAGTGCTAGGGATTCGGATTTGAAAACTGCGGTGCAGAAAAGTAAAGCATTGTTGGATAAATTAGGTAGGTCATAAGTGGAATGAGGTTTCGTCCCTCTGAAATGATACACACTAAGCTACTAAGTTATTGAAATTATTGGAGAATTAGATGTCGTTTCTCAAAGACATTCAAGCGAAATACAAAGTAATTTCTAATCAGATCATCTCAGATGATGATTTGCTCAGAGCTATTTATAGCTATACGGAAGATCATGAAGGGTTAACACCAAAAGAAAAAGAGATATTAAAGCTCGGTATCAAGCAGCATGGTGTAGATAAGACGTTATATCGTGGACTAAATGGTGACTTTAGTCATTTAAAAGTTGGTGACACGATCACAATGTCTGGGTTTATTTCTTGTACAGAAGATGAAGATGTTGCGTATAAATTTGCAAAGGGAAAATCACTTGATAAAGCCAACAGGCTTAGAGCAGGAGCTGTCATTACACTGAGCGGACGTGGTCTACCTATTACCCAAGGTAGATTTAACGATGAAGCCGAATACCTTGTGCTAGGCGATGGTAGATATATAGTCAAAGAAATATTTTACCAAAAGAGCGTACATTATATAACGGTAGATTAAGTGCGAGGTTTCGTCCCTGCAACACACTCAGCTATAAAATTGTTTAAATTAATTATTTGGAGATGCACATGAATTTTTTAACCAAGATCAAAAGCCACTACAAAGTAACTTCGGGATGGCAAGGACATTTTAATGAGAAGGCTCTCGATATGTTACCAAAGATCAAATCTGCGATAAAATCGGCTCCAGAATTTGAAGCAAATCAAATGAAAAACGTAGCTCTAAGAGAGATGAGTAATGCCCATAAACCGCTAGACCGCATGTCAGAAGGCGAAAAAGAGGCGTTTAGCAACGACCTACTTAAATTATTTAAGTCGAAAAAATGGCTGTGAGATGTAGTCAAGACGTTACGAGGTTTCGTCCCTCTAGAATGATACGCACTCAGCTATTAAGTTGTTGAAATTATTAATTTATTTGGAGAATTACAATGTCGTTTTTACGTAAGATTCATGCTCATTACTACAAGGTTGAAGCTGCTGATGATACACAATTCGTGCGTGGGGTTTTGAAAAAATGGGACTTAGAAGATTCTCTTAAATGTAGTGAGCATTATCCCGATATAATAGGGAAGAACCTGCTGACAATAATCAATCATCCCGACTGCACGGAAAAATTCATAACAGACCAAGTAATCCCATATCTCAAGAGTTATAAATATAACCTTAATGCTGAGACGAGCGATAGTATTTATTGCTCGATGGTTATTGGTTTCCCCTGCAAGAAAACCAAACAGGAGGCTATATCAGGCGTTCATTATCACCATAGTTATGGACGACTTCTAGACCACGTAAAGGACTGGACAGATGAAGAGGTTGCCGAAATTGTACATATGTGGGCCAGTGACCAAGAGCCATCCAGAATGGAATATGAAAATGACCGTGAGCGTTTTGTGGACTTTTTGGACAAAGCCTCTCGCCATATGAAGGCGGGTAAAAAAACCGCTGCGGAAATCGAAAAAATAAAGGAATATATGGGAATCGAAGATGATGATGATGAATAGTGGTTACAAAGTTTCGTTGGTGATCTTGAAAAGACAAATTACCTAAAGATGAAGCGCGGTGGGATATTGTTGAAGGGAAATAAATAGTAAATGAGGTTTCGTCCCTCTGCAATGATACGCACTCAGCTATTAAGTTGTTGAAATTATTAACTTATTTGGAGATTTATTTATGTCGCTTATGAAAAAAATTCAGGCTCATTATGTTACAGCCGAAGCCATACCGAGTACCAAGTCGATGTTGGAATATTCGACATGCTGGGAAGAAATACGGCAGCATGGGAATCGTTCAAGACTGCTAAAGGTGTTTTATCAGACACCGTAACTGCGGAGCAAATCCAAAAAATTGCCGATAAGTTTTTCCCTATTTTCAAGGAAAAAAAAACTGAATGTAGATCCAAAATCGTGCAGCATTTCTACTGACGGTACATGCTGGGAAGAAATACGGCAGCATGGGAATCGTTCAAGACTGCTACTTAGTCCTTAAGGTAGTTGGCAAGGATATCCTAGTAAAAAGTATTAAAAAGACAGGTAAAGAATTGAATGTACAATTTGATGCCATCAAAGTACGGGATTATTCTGCGAAGAAAATTCGGAAGTAGAGTGTTGTTAAAGAAAACAATACTTCAAGTGGTTTCGTCCCTGCATAAGCATTTCGCTCCCGCGCCCCATAACCAAAGAAATATTTTTACCAAAAAAGAATATATATAACGGTAGGTTGTGGTTTATTTATTGAAATAATTTGAGAATAAACCACTGCTTAAGATTAACTGAGGACAAATAATTCTAACAAGAACGAAAGGTAAGTTTATGACTATAACACAAAGTACTGGATTACTATCAATAGAAAGAAGTCCTGCTGCTGCTGCCGCTGCGGGAAATTTTATTGCTGTTGCGGGAGGAATGTGGGAATACGGAATGTATGAATCGGTAGATATATACGATACTGACATTGGTTTTTCTGCCCCATCAGCGTCAGCCAACCTATCCGTAGGGCGAGTTTTTTTAGCTGCGGCTGGTGTTGGTACGAAAATAGTATTTGCTGGCGGTGAAGGTATGAATGGGCCTAGCAATGTAGTGGACATTTATGACGTAGTCACCAGTAGCTGGACAACAGCAGTATTATCCGTAGCTAGATCTAATGCGGAAGCGGCTGGTGTTGGTACTAAAATCGTAATTGCTGGTGGTTTAGCTAGTTCCGGTTATTCTAACGTTGTTGATATCTATGACGTCGTATCGGGCATATGGTCTACTGCATCTCTGTCTGTACCTAGAACTACTTTCGCTGCGGCTGGAGCTGGCGATAAAATTCTATTTGGCGGTGGACTAGGTAATGGAACTCGCAATGTTGTTGATATTTATGACACCGTGCTGAATACTTGGTCTACTGCGACGCTATCAGTAGCTCGGGCTGGATTAGCTGCAGCCGGAGTTGGTACCAAAATTCTATTTGGTGGTGGAACTTTAGCAGATAATACTAGCTTTAGTAACGTTGTTGATATTTATGACACCGTCACTGGAAGTTGGTCTACAGCCACTCTGTCAGAAAGCAGAACATATCTTTCAGCAGCAGCAAAGGGAGCTACTGTTGTATTTGCAGGTGGCCTTCGCTCTGGTGGTCATTCGAATAAAGCTGACATTTATGATTCTTATACTAACTCTTGGTCTACGGCAACTTTATTAAAAGACGGCAGACACGATATGGGAGCAGCAGCGGCGAATAATAAAATAATATTCGCTGGTGGGGAACGTCTTGGCGTACAAGTAGCGTGGATAGATGTTTTCACGTTGCCGCCAGATAGCATAGCTCCGATCGCTGGTACTGCTATCAGCTTCGCCAATGTGGCTGGAACGTCTTTAACCGTAAATTGGGGAGTAGCTACCGACAACGTTACGACACAAGCCAACCTTCAGTACAAGGTAGTAAAAGCTTCAAGTTCTGCCGCTATCGATACCGTAGGAGAAGCGGATGCTATTTCAGGTGACGATCTAGTTATGGATTGGACTGCGAACACTCTTACTAACGCGGTTACTGGACTTACTTCAAGCACTACTTATTACTTTGCAGTTCTTGTGAAGGATGAAGCTGGAAACAAAGCTCTTTATACTCCAGCAGCACAAGCTACTACGCTTTCACCAAATGAACCAATCACGGGAGATGTAACTTTGGAACCTGACAACACAGGTGTCATTACCATTGCAGATAACCTAGTGGTTGCGGCAGGCGGGAAATTGACATTAAATGTAGCTGACCTAGATCGCCTAAATATTAGTGATGTCATCACAGTAAAGGCTGGTGGTCAACTCCAGATTGGTGGGGATGATCCGATAACGGTAGAAGAAGGCACTGAGTACAGGCTTCGCTCTATTCCGTTGGTTTAAGGTGCGGACAAGGTGGAATGGGGATGTCCTATCTCCACCTTGTCTTTCGTTACAGTCTGAGCGAAAGACGTATAAAAGGCCGGTATGATAGCAGCTTTAAAATATACAAATACTACAAATTTAGGGGATGACATTCAGACTTTGGCGGCGAGTAGTTGGCTTCCAAAGATAGATACCTACTTGGATAGGGATTTTTTGCGAGAAGAATTAAACGAAAATAATAAAATTTCAAAACTGATTTTGAATGGTTGGTTTACTCACAATCCCGAAGGTTTTTATCCTCTTACTAGTGACGTAAAACCTTTGCTTATCTCTATGCACTTTGCAGACAAGTCTGCATTTGGTACAAACGGTCATAACTTATTATTTAAAGATGGGAGATTAAAAAGCTGGTTAATTGAACATGGTCCAGTTGGATGCCGAGACACTAGTACTCAAGATTTATTATTAAGCAATGGAGTGCCTGCTTATTTTTCGGGCTGTTTAACTACAACATTAAAGATATCTCTCGATGTTGTCAGAAATCAAGATCTCGTTTGTGCAGTAGATGTTAGTCTTCCTGAATTTTTTAAACAGAAGTTTAATATAAAATATCTGACGCATCGTGTTCCAAATACCCTTAGTGACACGTCCAGAAGGGAACTTGCTAAAGACTTTTTATCTTTATATCAATCTTCAAGGCTTGTGATAACCAGTAGATTCCACGTTGCCCTTCCATGTCTTGCTTATGGCACACCAGTCATATTCATTCCCTATCGGCAGGATGATCCAAGATTTACAGGGTGGGAGCCAATACTGCGAAAGGTCAATAGGAACCAAATTTTGGAAGCGACTACTCTAGAAGAGTTAATCGCACTAGGAAATACGGATAGAAGTAAACTGAATATTATGATTGACGCGCTTACCAGTAAAATAACTAATTATATATCTGGGGGGGTTAATGAAAAGTGTACACGTTTTAATATGCTTTGATAAAAATTTTATACCGCTAGTCCCTACAATGTTAAAATCGTTAAGTGTGTCCAATCCTGACCTCCTATTCACTATTCATTCCTTTGTTCGAGATATTTCCCCAGACGATCTGGAGCCAATAGAGAGTGCACTAGAATATTTTCCTAATCTAGCGATTAAACCATACTTTATGACAAGCAATATTATATACAAAGAAGGTTTAAAACACATTAGCGTCAGCACTATGGATCGGCTATATGTTGTGAATCACATTACAGATGCATCTATAAATAGGGTCTTATATTTAGATATTGATCTCCTTGTTGTCGGAAAAATCGATCAATTATTTACTGATATCGACACTGGTGTTACTGGCATTGCAGCAAGAAATAGTTTAGGACAAAATGTAGTCCGTATGTGGCTAAAAGACTTCTATCAAGAAGATAACATATATCCCCATTCCAATGGCTTTAACGCAGGCGTACTAGTGCTAGATTTATTTAAATTAAGGAGTAACAACTATATTGATACGATCAATAAACTGTCAGAATATGGGTTTAACGATCAAATAGTTTTAAATATTTATGCTGATAATAAGCACACAGCACTTGATATTAAATTTAACCACTTTGGTACAAAAGAACGTAGAATATTTCATCCTTTCTCTCGTGTTAATAGTTTCAATCCTTTGTTTAATATAGATCTTTTAGTGAAGGATATAAGAATATTGCATTTTGTGGGAAGTAGAAAACCGTGGAATACGACAATGCCGTATACAGCTATGTGGAACTATTTTGAAAACCTGACCGGCAATCCTAACACTATCGAATCATAGAGTTAATCGACAGGTGAGTCAAACGAAAGGTGATCTATGTTTAAGTTAAAAGAAAAAATAAAAGCAGCTTATATAATTTCCGAGATCTCTGCGGCAAAGCTAGATTCTTCTGCTTTCAAGCCAAGTAAGTTTAGTCCTGACGACGGTGATGATGGGATAGACTTACCTGACCATCCACCTAAAATCCTATATCATGTAACCAACAAAAAAAACCTAGCGAGTATTAAGAAAAAAGGTCTTACCCCTAAAGTTGGTGCAATTACCAGATCTGCACATGGTGACGAAAACAATCCCGCCACCCCTATGGTTTATTTGTCGGATGTGGTGGCTCCAGGTATTCTTGGTATGCATAAAACAGATGCAATAATCATTACAGTAGATCCTAAAGAGAATAACATTTTTCTTTTTACTGGATATGAACTAGTCGAGATTAATTCCGGCGGTGGATGGGGTTCAGAGACAAGCGAAGGAGATTTCCCAATAGGAATAGAGCCAGGAGATTTCTTTTCTGAGGACACGGTTACTCCGTTAGCCTTTTACGATTATAAAGGTAATCCAATATGACAGATTTTTACCAAAGTAAGATCCGCCTAAGATTAATTATTTGGAAATATCATTATTCTATTTCAAAAATATTAGGAGATTCCACGATGAAATATCTATTATTCTCTATTTTTCTATTTTCTCTTAAGTCTTTTGCTGGTGAAGTAACTCTTTACGATGAAACTTTTTCTGCTAGTAGTGCATGGGATAATAATGGATCAAGAATACAACAAATTACCGCTGCCCCATATTCAAAACCAAACCATTTACGGGCTACTTTAATCCAAAAGAATTGGTGGGGGGCTGCTGCTTATATCCCGCAAGCATGGCAAGTAATAGACTTTTCAAAAGCTGAAGTGTTGATGCTGGAATTAAAATCACCTACCTCTAAAAAGGTCTCTATTTCCTTATATGATTCAGCTAAGAAAACAAGTGTGCCTGTGGTTATAGATTTAATTACCACCTATAAGGTAATTACTATCCCTGTATCAAAATTCACGGGAGTCGATCTAAAAAATATACAAGCGATTGTATTTTCTGTTTCTAATGGTGCAGCGACTGTCACTCATAAAATAGATATTGATGATATTAAATTAATAAACTGTAATTGCTCTACTCCAACACCTACTCCAACACCTACTCCAACACCTACTCCAACACCTACTCCAACACCTACTCCAACACCTACTCCAACACCTACTCCAACACCTACTCCAACACCTAC